CTTCGTTCTAGAAAACGATTTAGTAAGTGGATAAATAAGAGAGAAGAAGAGGATTTAGATCTGATTAAACAGTATTTTAATTATTCAAACGAAAAAGCAAAAGAGTCAATTCGTGTTTTGACTGAAGAACAGATTCAGTCTATCCGGGAATTCTACAATTATGGTGGATAAAATATCAAAAAGCATAAATACCATGAATGATTCGAAATATGTAAAGGTGAATTATCATGGAAGAAGATTATGTAGACTTACAACCAAGTGATTTGTTAGAGGTTACTCTCAAGGAACCAGATGATTTTCTTAAAGTTAGAGAGACCTTAACAAGAATTGGTATATCGTCAAAGAAAGAGAAAAAGTTATGGCAATCTTGTCATATACTACACAAACGTGGTAAGTACTATATTGTCCACTTCAAAGAACTATTTGCACTTGACGGATTACCAACCAACTTATCTGATAACGATATTTTTAGAAGAAACACCATTGCTGATTTGCTAGAGGAGTGGGGTCTTGTCGATATAGTGGACAAGGATCCCGACGATGAACGGGTGCCTATTCATCATTTAAAAATAATTCCGTATCGGGATAAGGGAGATTGGGAACTGTGTCCCAAGTACCACATAGGTAAAAAATAAATAAGAATGAATATAATGAAACTAGTGATAAAATTTCCAACTCGAAGTAGACCCCATAAATTTAAGCCTCTCCTAGATAAGTACATTGATTTCTTATCTGGTAAACATGACATCAGATTCGTTATCACAATGGACGATGACGATGAGACTATGAACAATGATGACATCAAGTCTTTCATTGAAAATCATAAGTCAAACGGTATCGATATCGTTTATCACTACGGGCAATCCAAGACGAAGATTGAAGCGTGTAACGCTAATCTAGATGGTGAATCTGGTGATGTTTTGCTTTTGATCTCTGATGATATGGTTCCGGTGACTAGGAACTATGATGATATCATTTATCAGAATTATCAAGAAGTGTTCCCAGACTACAGTGGTGCTATTAAGTTTAACGATGGACTTCGTGGTGATAATCTAATGACACTCCCGTGTCTTGGATGGAAGTTGTACGAGTCGTTTGGTTATGTCTATCACCCAGATTATGAATCTCTATACTGCGATAATGAACAGACTCAGGCCTGTGCCATGATTGGCAAACTGGCCGTAAGTGGTATTTGTATTATCCAACACCAGTGGATGTCTTCCGAGGATGAAAGAGCCGATGAACTCCACAAAAGAAATGAAAGTTTCTACGATAGAGATCATAAGGTATTTGAGGAAAGAATGTCTCGTAAATTTGAAACAGATGTATTAGAGGAGAAACTCCGTGAGAAACTATTGCACACTATCTGACAGTAACTATCTCACGTTCGGTAAAGCACTAATCAAATCATTAATAGAATCCAGCAGTGAAGATTTTGTTTTATATTACTTGTGTATAGATGATGCTTGTTACGATGAACTGGTAGATTATGATCCCAGAGTTGTCCCTGTCAAACTTGAAGAGGTTCTTTCTAAGTACCTAACGTTAGAATCATACAAAAATAACAACGCATACAATGCCTTTTGTTGGACTTTGGCTTCTGGTTTTTCTAGATACCTTCTTGAACAAAAGAACTTGGATTCTATTTTCTACATCGACTCTGATATATTCTTTTACCAAGACCCCAAACTCATCTTCGATGAGATTGGTGATCGAAGTGTAGGTATCATCCGTCACCGTCACAACACATCTGTCTCTGTAGATGGTGAGTTTAATGTCGGGGTTGTGTACTTCAAGAATGATGAGGATGGATTGGGTTGCCTTCAGTGGTGGAACGATGCCATCATTCTGGGGACTAACCCCGAACTTGCAACATGTGGAGATCAGAAATACCTTGAGGGTTTTATTCCAAGGTTCGGAGACTCCGTTTGTGTGATTGATGAAACTATTGCCCACGGTGCGCCTTGGAACTTCAGACTATATGTCTATGATTATTTTGATCAAGATGGTTCTGTTGTTTGGGGTGATAAGAGGCAACCTCTTGTGTTCAATCATTTCTCTAAATTTGGTTACACCGAAGATGGTAGAATATGGCCCGACCGAGGGGCATATGGTGTTCATACTATGGGTGGTGCTGTTTATGGTATACCGTCCGTTCAGAAAATGTATATTGATTATGATAGGGTGTTAAAAGAATGTTGAATCTATTTGAATTTGATAATCATGTGATCGACACATCTGAGTTTGATCACTTCCTTCATGGACAGATCGTAAAAGATTTTGAACAAGAGATCTGTGAGTATGTTGGGGCGAAGTATGCTGCATCTTTTTTCAGTGCTTCGTATGCCTTGTATTCTATAATGAACAGTAAGGTCATACAAACCCCGGAGTCTATTTCCATACCTTCCATGATTCCGGCTGTTGTGCCTAATCTTTTGGCTGATGCTGGTAAGAAAATTAAATTTACATCGGATGTTGATTGGGTTGGTAACTCTTACATTCTAACTGATGGTATAGTAGATTCTGCTCAACGTCTAGACAGAAATCAGTTTGCGAATGAATGTGAACCAGATGACCTCATGGTGTTCTCTATGTACCCAACCAAACCTTTACCGTCTTTAGATGGTGGTATCGTTGTGTCTAACAATAAAGAGAAGATTAATGACCTGAAGAGTCTGAGTTTCTATGGAATGGAGTATGCAGAGGATTCTTGGAGTAGGGTACAGAAACAGGTTGGGTTCAAGGCATACATGTCAACCATGCAGGCGACCATCGCTTCCAGAAACCTAAAGAACTTGGATTCAAGGTACGAACGTATCGATGAGATTCGAGATAAATATAACAGTGAATTCGGATTGGAAAATACCAGTCGTCATTTGTATAGGATTCATGTTGAGAATAATGTAGAGGCTATTCCATACTTCAAAGAAAAGGGAATAGTTACTGGAATACATTACACACCTCAACACCTGAATCCAGTGTTTGCAGAATACAATGACTTACATGAAGAATTCTTTTTCCATGAGATGGTGACGATACCATCGAGAACAACTTTGTCAATTCCTCTACACGATAAGTTGACAGATGAACAGGTTCGGTATATAATGAAGACCGTGAAGGAAAGTAAATGCCTAATAAAAATGTAAATGATGTTTCGTTCTATAACACCAAAACCGTAGTTGATCCGACCGGAAATCTATGTCCCATCGAGTCATCGAGAGATGTTCCCTTTGATATTAAGAGAATTTTTTATGTGTACGGTGTAAGTGATAAAGATACTAGAGGTCAACATGCACATTACAAGACAGAACAACTTCTAATTTGTTTGTCTGGTAAGGTTGAAGTTGTGTGTAAGGACGGTCTTAAAGAATCTAGATTTTTGTTGGAGTCTCCTCAACAGACTTTGTACATACCAGAAATGATTTGGGATGAACAGGTTTATAGGACAGAAGACTCTGTTCTTTTGGTCCTGTCGAGTACACTGTACGACCCATCTGATTACATTCATGATTGGGATCAGTTCAAACGACTGAAAGAAACAACAAATGAAAATTTTAATACCTGACGCTGGCACTCATTGTGGTGATACCTTTAGAGAACTCGTTGGTATCTGGAAAGAGTGGGATCTATGTGAAGTGGAGAGTAGTCCGGATGATTTTTGTTGGGCAGGAACTCACGGTGATGTGATTCTGTACGACTATCCTAGACTTGACGACAGACACGTTCCATCTTTCAATAAAGGATTGTTTGGTAATACGGTTCCCGATCATCCATCATGTCATGCTTGGATTTTTTGGGCAAGAAGCCCCAGACGATTACTAGAAGCTAGAAAGAAACCCTTAAAGCCATATAAACTCAGAGAAATAGAGTCTATATTTTTAGGCAAGATCGAAAACAATGTGCAAGACGGTAACAGAAGAAATCGTGACTGGTCATCTGCTGGTATAGAATTGTTTCACTGCCCAGTGGACAGACCCGGACCGGATCATTATCCCTTCACCAAAGAGGAGTATCTGGAGAAACTGAGGGATTCTCGTTTTGGTTTATGTCTTGCTGGATATGGTCCTAAGTGTAATAGAGAGATTGAACTTCTTGGTATGGGTGTGGTGCCTTTGTTTGCTCCTGAAGTTGACAACACATACCACGATCCCCTGATCGAAGGTGTTCATTTTCTTAGAGTGAATGACCCCAGCGAAGTCAAACAGGTTATAAACTCCATCGACGAAAAACGATGGGAGAGAATGGCTCGATCGGGACAAGAATGGTATGATCGAAACGCATCCCCGGCCGGATCATTTTTAGTTACAAAAAAAATACTGGAGTCGTTATGATAAATGTTATACTTACAGTTTGGAAACGTAATAATCTAGAGGATCAACTACGAGCTATTTACGATCAAACAGCAGACATCTCAGATGTTTATGTGTATCAAAACGAGTCTCATATAGACATAACATATCTGAAGGACAAGTATAATTTCAAACATGTTCATTCAAAGGATATGAATTTTAAGTTTCATGGAAGGTTTACACTCCCATTACTTTTCACTTCAAAGTACACTGCAATTTTTGATGATGATACCATTCCAAATCCAAAATGGTTGGAACATTGTATCAAAGTTTCAGACGAAAGAAATTGCATAGTCGGTGGTAACGGCAGAAACTATAGTGGCAGAGGTGATCGAGATTGTTGTGGTGGAAATGAAGATGTTGCTGTTGATATAGTTGGTCATTGTTGGTTCTTCAAGACAGAATGGATTCATTATATGTGGAGAGAATCGGCACCAACATTTGATAACGGTGAGGACATTCATTTCTGTGCTTCTTGTAAGATTCATGGAAATATTGATTCATACTACCCATCTGGCCTGGACCCAGAGACTTGGGGTGATGTGAAACAGATGCAGTATGGTATTGACGAACATGCCTCTTGGAGAAAATCAGAACACACACCCATGAGAAATAAACTATATGAACATTGGATGTCAAAGGGGTGGACTACAAGATGATTGTGATACCACATTTTCCAAATGGCCGGTTTGGTAATCGTGTTCTTTATTATAACAACATGAGGCAGTTAGCTGCGAAACATAATGTGGGATACAGGTCACCTCCGTGGGAAGGTGATTCTGTTTTTAACATATCGAATGATGTTCGAGATAATACAAACTGGAAAATAATGGATCCGTGTCTTGGTGAAAAGTTTTTCTCAGATCGACATGTTCCCACCAGAGAAATATTCAAGTTGAAGAACATGTTTACCGTACCTGAAAATTCTTTAGCGGTTCACTTTAGAGGGACTGACTTCCATTCGTGGAATCCTGAAGCGGTTTTAGATGTTGATTACTATTTGAATGCAATAGAAGAGTATGGGGACACCGAAACTTATTACTTGTTCACAGACGATAGAGAGTTAGAGTCCTACGCCAGAGTGATTAGACATTTACATACAAAGGGTAAAACTATTGTATTTGGTTCTCCCGGTTCCGTACTAGACGATTTCAATCTAATGTGTCGATGTGACGGTATCATTTCTAGTCCGTCTACATTTGCAATTTCCGCTGGGTTTATTGGTAAGCACAAGAAAATTATACATTCAGAAAAGTGGATAAATAGTAGAGTCGCAGTCGATGATAAGTTCTGGGTCGATTTGAAAAATGGTGGCAATGAAGATTATTCGTTATGGAGATTGGTATAATGTCAAGTGTTAGTGTAAGTTCAGAATATTTTAAAGGTAAGTCTTTTGATTTGGTCGTTGAGATAGGTACTAGATTTGGTGAGAGTACAATTCATTTACTCGAATCGTGTAACATTAAGAAATTAGTAACGATTGATCCTTTCCTCCAATACGATGATTTCAAACATGATGGTGCATGGCAAATAGCAACAGATGAAACTTATGAAAAAACTAAACAGTTATTGTCTAAATATGAAAATTTAGAATTGGTTCGTAAACTAAGTTCTGATGCTGTTGAAATTTTTGAAGATGAGAGTATTGATTTTATCTTTATTGATGGGAACCACTCTTATGAATATGTAACGAAGGATCTAGAAGATTATTACCCCAAAGTTAAAACTGGGGGCATATTGTGTGGTGATGATTATTTTATGAATGCGAGTGGTTATGGTGGTAGAAAAATGGTGCAAGAAGCGGTGAATGATTTTGCAATGAAAAATTCTTTAGAATTACACACACAAGGCACTCACGGTGGTTACCCCAAAAATTGGGTGATAATTAAAAAATGATATATTTAAAAACGTACATGTACGCCCCGCATGAACTTGAGTTCATTATTACTAACTTGGAAGAGTGTTATGATCATATCGACAAGATGATTGTCTGTGAGTTCAACATCAATCACACTGGAGTCAAGAGGGAATATGAGTTTTTAGATCTGAAAGATCGCATTCCAGAACACCTCCGTGATAAATTAGATTATCATGCGTGTGATGTCTATGATGTTACCGCGAGGGCTTATGAAGATGAACCTGCTATTCATAGGGTGAACGAACCAGTCATGCGTAGTTGGTTTACGAAGTTGTACGACTTTAACGATAATGATATTATCATATCGATTGATGCCGATGAAATAATTTATGGTGATAAGATTCCGTACATCGTAGATCAAGTGAATAACAACGGAGTCGTATCTTTAAAGATGAGGCAGTTCTTCTATAAGAAGACATACCTATGGGAAAACCTCACATTTAAATCTGCTATTGCTTGTTTGTTTAGAAACATTCAACCGAAGTATCCAAACAACTGGAGAGACATTGGTGTGTTGACGGATCAGTTTGTTGGTTGTCATTTTTCTTGGTGTATGACCCCAAAAGAAATGGTTCACAAGTTGGACACATACAGTCATCCTCAGTATAGGTTTTGTTCAGATGAAAAGTTACTAGAGGATGCAATTGAAAATAAGAAGTATCCATTTGATGATGGAACACAGTTTGATATCAGGGAACTTGAACCTGATGATTTGATAATTCCAGTGAGTATGAGAAAATGAAGTCTGTTATAATAATAGGAAAAGGCCCTAGTATCCTTAAGGTTAATTCTGATTATGTGAAAACATTTGATGATGTCGTAATATGCAACCTTCCCGTTTGGGGTGGGTATGAAAAACACATACCAAAAAAAGCAGATATACAATTTACAAATAACTCAACACCAAGATTTTCTCATGAAGATTTGAAGGAGTTGGGTTTGAGAAAAATAGTAAATACTTGTCCAACTGGAAAACTAAATAATTTGCCCAACTATTATGATTCTCTTGATGTAGTTTATCCATCTTATGAATTGGGTTATATAAAAAACCGACAAACTATTACGTTTAAAGACTCTTTAGGTAATCTGTTCGACCCATCTACCGGGGTTATTGCGTTTTCTTATATTGTAGATACGAAGGAATATGAGAAAATTTCTATGGTTGGTTTTGATTTACTGAACAGGGGAGACCGAGCGTACTACTTTGAACCAAACGAGATGCAATCAAATCTTCGTTATCTTTTTAATAATGGCACAATTATTGAAAATGGGTTTGTCTATAATCAAGAGAATGGACACGACCACCATGCCTTGGAATATATAATGGAGAAGATCGAGAACAATCCATCTGTATCCTTTGAGTTTACTACTACTAGTGATACACTGATTGATTCATTGAATAAATATAAGAATGTTTCTTTTATAGAAAGTGTTTATAATGATAATTGATATTAGTGAAAATGTTTTAAAAAAATATGGTTTTCCTGAAGAGTATTTAACCAACCATTACCCTGTAGATTATTTTGATTTCTATATTGATATTGGTGCCAGAGGAATCATAAGTGCATGGCACGTTAATCATATTGGTGCAAGAAATCCTAACACAACTTGTGTTGCTTATGAACCTGATGTTCCTTATATTGAGGAACTAAAATCTACATGTAAGGATCTGCCCAATTGTTTCTGTAGTGGATTGGGATATGGCTCGGATAAAATTAAAATTCCGAACGGAGAATGTGATTGCACCTCTTTGTCTTCTATTTTTGATGAACACAAATTTAATGTAAATGATAATTGGTCTATAAAATTTGACTGTGAAGGATGTGAATATAGTCTTAAGAATAATCCAACCGACATGGAAATAATTAAAAACGCAAGTCATATTGCATTAGAGTTTCATAGTAACGAACATCCTACTGGTAATTTCTTTACTTCTGTAAACGAATTACCTCAAACTTTCGATGGTAATGATGTGTGGTTAGAGTCGGAGTTTTCAGATACACATAAAATATTTCTTACTAGTAAGGAACCTGGCTTAAGAACTTATGTTTTAATTTCTAATCATATTTTTTCTGATAAAGAAAATTTATTTTGGAAAGATTTGATTTAATGAAACACAAAATAGTTGCGTGTATCCCTACAAAAGATAGTGCTTGGATTCAAACTTACACATTGAAGTTTTTGAGTGAATTCTGTGATACAATTATAGTGAGTGATGATAATAGTACAGATGACACATACGATGTATGTACTTCATTTGAAAAAGTTGAATACTTTAAAAGACCTCCTAGATTAAATGGAGATAGGCAAGGTGCTTTACAAAGACAGGAAATTTTGGAACGTGCATATGAACACGATCCCGACTATTTTTTGTTTCTCGACGCTGATGAAATGCCATCTCCTAACATAGTTCCTTGGTTAAATTCTTTGGGTGGAAGGGAAGAAGAGAAAGTAAATACTTGGTCATTCCCTTGGGTTCACTTGTGGGGAGATGATAAACACTACAGGGTTGATTGTTATGACGGCATTCATTGGGAACCTTTTACCACGACATACAGAAAAGGTTTTTTGTGTAGGAATATACCTGACTTTGAAATGAAATATGATATAAACCAACATCGGTGTAGACCATCAAATCAACCTGCAAATGTACCGGGTCCAATTTTTGATGTTCAAGGAAAACCAACAGGGAGAGACTCGGGGAGTCCGCTGATAATACATTACGGTAAAATTAGTGAATACTTTACATCAGGCCAAAATTGGAAGGACAGAGCAGAGTGGGATAAATATGAAAAGGGAGCGAATGTTCAAGCAACACTAGAACATCATATCAGATCAAACTCAACAGCGACTCTTGAATTGAAAGAAGTAGAGGAAGAATGGTTTTGGAAATGAATACAAAAGAAAATATATTAAATCATCTAAGGGAATATGGATTTGTTATTATTCCCGAGTATTGGTCTTCTGAAAAATGCAAACAAGCATTGAGTGAATTTAAAAAACTACCACAACAAGCTTTTGAAGGTGGACAGGGTGGTGATCTTCGTTGTCAACATTCAAATAGATATTTGTCTAGTTCTAATGAATTTTTAAATGATACATTTATTCAGGATATTGCAGACAATTATAGTCTTTGTAATAGAGCAGATAGAGTTGTTGCTGGTATTGTAAAATATAATCCAGATAGACAAACGGATTCTGGTGGGGGTTGGCATGTTGACAGCGAATCAGATGCACAGTTAAAGAGTTTTATGTACCTCACTGATGTCACTAGCGAAAACGGACCTTTTGTGTTTGTTCAAAAATCTAGGGATCTGGTAAATAAATTAGAGAAGCATAGTAACCTTAGAATTTCAGAAGAGTTAGTTAGAGAACATGTAAATCCAGAGGACGTAATTGAAATGACTGCACCAGCAGGAACTTGCATACTTGCAGACTCAACATACCTCCATCGAGGCAAACAGATCGAAAGTGGAATTCGATACACTTACACAACATATTTTTACGAATAGTATGAGGATAAAATAGTATGAAAAAAACATTAATTATTTGCGGGTGGTTTGAACAGGGTGGTTCATATTACGAGGCAGTATCGGGCAAAAAACTGGATAACTTTGATAATATCATAGGATTTGAAGCAGAAAAAGATTTTAACATAGAAAAAGAACTTTCTTCACTCCCCGAATCAGTGCGGAATAAAACAGAATTATACAATAAGGCGGTTTGGGTGAATGATGATGAAATCGTATTCTATGATATGGGTAAAGAATCATCTTCTGTTTTATCTAATAAACTAACCGGCGAACAAGGACTTGATCCATATAAAGTTGAAGCAATTGATTTTCCTAAATTTTTAGAAAAATTTGATAAAGAAAATTATGAACTTTACATTCAAATGAATATTGAAGGTTCTGAATTTGAAATATTAGATAAAATGTTTGAGTCTAAAACTTTTGAAAAAGTAAATATCTTGCAATTAATACTAGACAACCACACAAACATTAAAGGCAAGGAAAATTATTTTAAGGAAAAGGTATCTCAAAATAGAACAAAGTTGAAAAAGTATTTTACAGAAAGTTCTAGGCCGCTCTCGGGTAACCCTGAAGATTTTCTTTATACAAAAATGTGAGGTGATTTTTTGTTAGTTATTGATAAACAAACGAGAGGTAGACATGGTAATAAGGTTTTCCATTTCAACACTCTCATGCAATTGTCCAGTATTTTAAATCAAGAGTGTTCTACGGATCATTGGGATGCTTACGAGTTCTTTGAAGAGACATGTAAACTAAATTCAAAAATAGTCGGTGATGAAATACCACCAAAGGATTTGATTTATAATAATGAAACAGAGTTACGAGACAAGTATTCGACTGGAGACTGGAAGTTAAATACCTACTCCTTATGTGGACCGTTCTTTCGAATTACAAAAAAGGATCCTAGAGAGTTTTTGAAGTTAAAAGAAGTCGTTGACTTGAATCATAAAGATCAAGTTTCGGTTGGTATCCATATCAGAGGTGGAGATACCAGAGGCGCAGACGGTATGAATTGTAGAGAAATTCATCCACCCGAGTATTATATCAATGCAATTGATTTTGTTCTAGAGGAATACAATAATCATGTTGTTTTTTATCTTTGTACTGATGACCCAGATCCAAACTTCCCGTCGTATCAAGAAACTCTCAATCACCTTCTATCTAAAAATGTAACCCTATATCATGATACTTCAAATCATTACATGAGAGATTTTTCCATACTAACTGAGTGTGATGTTTTGATTTCAGGTTCTAGTACTTTTGCTACTGCCGCTGGAATAATGGGAAAGAATAAAAAAATTATTCACAGTAAAGAATTTGTCGAACAGTTTAAAGAAAGTGATCAAGAATGGTATAGTAGTTTTGGTAATGGGATGTTTTTTCATGATATGAATCACATTACAAGTGACTACTACAATGTATGGAAACTCATATGAAACAAAATATATTAGTAACTGGTGGGGCCGGATTTATTGGGATTAATCTGGTAAACGATCTATTGAATACAACTAATTTTAGTGTTACGGTTGTTGATCGGAGTGATGTAAACATAAAGAGGTTGAAGGAATCCATATCTTCAGGTCATGAAAAATTGACGATTGTGAATGTGGACTATGATGATTATGACATGCAGGATCATTTCGATTCGGTTGTACATCTTGCCGCTGTTCCTCGCGTTGGATTTTCGGTTGAGAATCCTTCTTACACAACAGACGAAAACATTTCAAAACTCGTAAGATTTTTAGAGAGAGGAAAGGACACGTTTGGAAAATTTATATTCGCTTCCTCCTCTTCTGTTTATGGTGATGTTCAGAGTATGACACCAGAAACTCATACCCTAAATCCAAAATCTCCTTATGCACTACAGAAAAAAACTGGAGAAGAGTTTGTGGAGATGTTCTCCAAACTATATGGACTGAACACTGTTTCCTTGAGATTTTTTACTGTCTTTGGTCCAAACCAATATGTTGATGATGCTTATGCCACAGTGATCGCTAAATGGATGAATCACATCAAAAAGAATGAACCTCTTGTTTTAGAGGGAGATGGATCACAGGTTAGAGACTTCACCTACATTGATAATGTGGTTGAGGGAATTAAAATTTTCATATGTTCTGATTTCAAATACTGTGGTGATCGTTTTAACTTGGGCAACAGTTCACAGACATCTCTCAACGAACTCATAAGTTGGTTTGAAACTAAAACAGATTTCAAAATAAATAAAGTGGAACCTCGATCCGGTGACGTTTTCCGAACTCATGCGGACATTTCTAAAATGCGAGACCTTGGTTACTTTCCAACTGTGGGTGTACATGAGGGATTAGAAAAAACTTGGAAGTGGAATATGGAAGGACAAGTATGAAAATTTTAAGTTACGATACTGATCGGTACTATTTTGCTGATTTGGTTGGAAGTCTATATGATGTTGACCTGACTGAACTAGATAACGAAGATCAGAAAACAAATCTTACCTTGGGTAATGATACTAAGACGGCTTTTCATAAAAAGTTTTATGAACGTCTAGATGCCGATGGTGGTTGGCCAGAATTCACCAACCTATACCAAGCGTTTGTTCGTGAGGTGATATTCCCTATGTTTGAAGACGACGAACTTCTATATCAGACTTACCCTGGCATCCGATTTTGTAGGCCAGGCGCTAAGGCTGTTTATAGGTGGCACTCTGATGGAGACAATCATCATCGACACCCACTCGGTGAGATTAACATCTTTCTCCCGTTGACCAAGTGTTTTGGTAATAATAGTATCTGGATTGAGAGTCTTCCTGGCTTGGGTGACTTCGCACCCGCAAATCTAGAGTATGGTGAATTTGTGATGGGGTATCTTAATCAGTGCCGACATGGTAACATGGACAATGACACGGACATCACTAGAGTCAGTTTTGACTTCAGGGTCATGCCTGGTTTTGCATACGACCCAGAATCAAACTTAGCAAGTTGTACCACCAAACAAAGATTTGCCATCGGTGAGTATTATGATATAATGTCGAGAGATGAAACCCCAGATACATTTGACCCAATTGAGAATGCAAAGTTAGGATCAGCATGTTGATAAGCCCTTTAGAATATGATGCACGACTACTCGACTTCATGATGAAAAAATATAACTGTACCGACCCGTGGGACGTTGTTGATGTGTTCGAAAAGACTGTTGCTAGTTATGCTGGTAGTAAGTACGGCGTTGCCGTTGATAATTGCACTGACGCTATGTTTCTTTGCCTTAAGTATCTCAAGGCAGAGGGAGAGGTCACAGTCCCTCGTAGAACTTATGTCTCAGTTCCATGTACGGTGATCCACGCGGGTTGTACTGTCAAGTTTGATGACATCGAGTGGAGCGGAGCATATGCCTTAGATCCATTCCCCGTCTATGATTCTGCAACTAGAATGACGATGGGAATGTATGTGCCTGGTTCCTACTACTGTCTTTCTTTCCATAGACGGAAGCATGTTCCAATTGGCAAAGGTGGGATGATCCTGACAGATGATGAAGAGGCATATGAGTGGTTTAAGTCTGTTCGTTATGAGGGTAGACACCTTGATAGATTGTACAAGGATGACTACTTTGAGAACATCGGATGGAATATGTACATGCCACCAGAACAGGCAGCGAGAGGTTTGTTTCTGTTTGATGAGATAGAGGATGTGAATGAGGATCTTGAGAGTTCTGGTATTCACAAGGACTTGTCTGAGTTTCCAATATATGAAAGAGAAAATAAATGACTAAATTTTATGAAGATTTGTATGAAAAATTATACAGTGATCATGGGTATCATTCTAGCGAAGAGTTAAAATCAACACACTATCCTTCTTTTTTTACTGGATGTTTAAATCCATCGGGTATGGATTATACCACTGTTTTGGATATTGGGTGTTCCACCGGTATTGGTATAAAATCTTTTTTCGAACCTTTGGGTAAAAAATGTGAGGGTATAGATGTTTCTAAAACGGCTATACACAAAGCAACTGAACGTGGAGTGTCCGCACAAGTCGCTTCGATAATAGACATTCCTTTCGATGACAACTCGTTTGACTTAGTATGTTCAACTGATGTAATTGAACACTTAAGGCCGGAAGATCAAGAAAAGGCACATAGAGAATGTTTTAGAACATCAAAGAAATATGTTGCACATAAAATAGCAAACACACCAGAGGGAAATTTATTTGCTGGTGAAAAATTACATTTGACATGTTGGTCACATGAAAAGTGGATGGAGTTTTTTGAATCTTTAAATCTTGAAAATTGGAAACTTATCTATACAATAACTCCAGAAGTTTGGGATAAAATTGGTCATGATGTTTATGGTCCTAATGGAAGCGTATTTCGATCGGAACCATGTCCTTATGATCATTGGATTGAACACAACACTGTAGTTGTTTTTGAAAAGACGAGTTGATTATGACTACTAAAATTATCGCAGAGATAGGTATTAATCATAATGGTGACATTGATATTGCAAAGAAATTAATTGATGTTGCTTCTATCTCCGGATGTGATTATGTTAAGTTTCAGAAAAGAACTCCTGATATTTGTGTTCCCGAGGACCAGAAGTCTAAGATGAGAACCACGCCGTGGGGCGAAATAACATATCTTGAGTACAAGTGGAAACTTGAATTTGGACATGACGAGTATGATGAATTGTTTTCATACGCAGACAAAAAAAATATTGGGATGATGGCTTCTGTTTGGGATGTTGATTCTGTTGATTTTATGAGGAATTACACTGGAGTCATGAAGATCCCCTCTGCACTAATTACCAATCATGAATTAGTTTCTTATGCAAGAGAAAACTCTGACTATCTTATGATATCCACTGGTATGTCATTGGAGGATGAAATCGAAGTCGCAGTTGAGAAATCACGCCCGGATCTTATTTTTCATACGAACTCTACCTACCCATCGCCAACAGATGAACTCAACTTACGTTACATCTCTTGGTTAGCTAACAAGTATCCACACGCAGAGATTGGTTATAGTGGACATGAGTATGGACTCACCACAACATTTGCTGCTGTTGCTATGGGTGCGTCTTGGGTTGAACGACACATCACCTTAGACCGAACCATGTTTGGATCAGATCAAGTCGCATCAGTAGAACCGATTGGTGTGATGAAACTTGTTCAGGGTATTCGTGACATTGATAAAGCGATGGGGACAGGCGGACCACGAAAACTTTTTGATTCGGAACTTACCAAAAGAGAGTCGCTGAGAGGTTGATATGAAAACTGTAGCGATCATATTAGCAAGGGGTGGTAGCAAAGGAGTTCCACATAAAAATATTAGAGACATAGCAGGAAAACCTTTAATATCACACTCTATTGAAACTGCGCTTGATTCTTTTGTTGATTCCGTTTGGGTTAGCACTGATTGCCCAGATATAGGACATGTATCTGAAATGTTTGGGGCAAGTGTACTAGAAAGACCGAGAGAGTTATCTACAGATGAGTCAACAAGTGAGTCTGCTCTTTTACATTTTAGTCAACATGTAGATTTTGATAAGATGGTTTTTATTCAACCAACATCTCCATTGTTACAACCACAACACATAAATGGTGGTCTAGAATTAAGCAATCAATACGACTCTGTTTTTAGTGCATATAAAGAACACTTTCTTCCTAGATGGTCTTTAGATTTAAATCCTGTTAACTTTGATAATTATAACAGAGACAGAAGACAGGATAGAGAAGATAACTATGTAGAAAATGGTGCGTTTTATATTACAACAAAAACCATGTTACAAAATACTGGTGTTCGAGTGAGTGGTAATATTGGAGTCTACGAAATGAGTCCATTTGAAAGTTTTCAAATAGATACCGTAGAAGATTTTGTTTTTATTGAGAGACTGATGTGATAATATTCGTTGATATAGATAGCACCATTTGCAAAACAAATGAAACTGATTATGAAAATGCAGAATCATTCTCTAAAAGAATAGAAAAGATAAATCGTTTGTATGACGAGGGAAATACAATTGTGTATTGGACTGCTCGTGGTACTGGAAGTGGTCTTGACTGGAGAGAAGTAACAGAAAAACAATTTGAAGAATGGGGTGTAAAATATCACGAACTTCGATTTGGAAAACCTGTTTATGATTTGTTTATCGACGATAAGAATATAAATTCTGAGGAGTATTTTCGGTCGCTATGATTTTATTATGTTACGGCACTCGACCCGAGTGGATAAAAATTAAACCTCTGATCAAAGCCTTCGAGGATAAAGTTCCTTATCGACTGTTGTTTACCGGACAACACGCAGATATTTCTGGTGGTTGGTATCATGATAAGTTGAAAATTACCGAAGGTACGAATCGTCTAGACTCGATCTTTTCCTCCGTGATGAACAATATTAACTTCGATGGAGTAAATAATGTTCTGGTACAGGGTGACACAGCTACTTGTCTTGCAGTTGGTCTATCTGCCTTCAACCACAAGGTTCCTGTGATTCATCTGGAAGCAGGACTCCGAACTTATGATTTGAATCACCCATACCCCGAAGAGGGGTATCGACAGATGCTCTCTCGTATCACCGACATACATCTTTGTCCCACAAAGACTGCGAAGGTTCATTTGCTTCGTGACTCGGTTGGTGGTGATATTCATGTTGTCGGCAATACGGTTTTGGACAATCTAGTTGGTATTGAAACTTCCTACGGCGATGAAGTTCTAGTAACAATTCATCGTCGAGAGAACCACCATATCATCGACGAGTGGATGGGAGAACTTGATAAACTAGATGAAAAGATCACAGTGATTCGACATCCGAATCCTGTGGTGATGGATGCAGTCGATAAATTAAAGAATGTAAATGTGATCGATCCTCTGCCTCATGACGAGATGATCAAACGGATCGCAAACTGTAAGTTTCTGATTACGGATAGTGGCGGACTACAGGAAGAGGGTTCGTTCTTCAACAAGAAAATTATCATTTGTCGGGAGACAACAGAACGACCAGAGGTATTGGAACATCATGGTGTTCTTTGTACAGATCCGAAAAACTTAGGCGGTTTAGTTGAGTCTATAAAAAACCAATACATATTAGACAAACCATGCCCCTTCGGTGATGGTAAAACTTCCCAGAAGATAATGAAAATAATAATGAAAAATAACAGGAGTGAAAATGTCAACTAAACCAACTATTACACTTTGTATGATTGTTAAGGACGAACACCATTGTATCGAACGGTGTTTGTCATCTTTGTACAAATACATCGATCGGTATGATATTACTGATACCGGATCAACGGATGGCACTCAAGAAATTATTAAAAAGTTTTTTGATGATAAGGGTATCCCCGGTGAAGTCCACCAATCAGACTGGAAAGGATTTGGTAAATCTAGAACCGAGTCTTTACAAAATGCAAAAAAGTCTGGTGTTGATTATGCTTGGGTGATCGATGCTGATGATACTTTAGAAGGTGATTTCACTGAGTCTTTGGAATTTATGGCTAAGACAAAATTTAGTTCTTATAGTCTTAGAATAACCAGAGGTGAAAATTTCACATGGTGGAGAAACCAAATCTTCAAGTTAGCAGACGACTGGAAGTATGTTGGTATCCTCCATGAGTATGCAGACGTTCCTGATCGAGAAAGTAAAGAGATGGCTCAGCTTCCGGGTAATTATGGTATTCATGCTAGAACCGAAGGTGCTAGAAATGTTGATGTTACTCCTGAACAAAAATACAGGAAAGATGCTGAATTACTTGAAGATGCTATCACCAATCCTAAAAACCCTGACTACGATCCCCACAATGATAGATATCATTTTTATCTAGCTCAGAGTTACTTTGATTGTCATGATTATCGTAATGCGATGAAGTGGTATGATAAGAGAGCTGCTATGGGAAATTGGCAAGAAGAAGTTTACTATTCTGTATTCAGATCTGCTATGTGTTCTGGTCTTTTGAATGAACCCTTCGAGACAACTACATTGAAGTTTATGGAAGCTTGGAATTATAGACCAAATAGAGCCGAACCTTTACATCAACTGTCTAGAGTTTTTAGGTTGAACAATAAACCGAGACTCGCTTACTTGTATGCGACAATGGGATCAAAACTTCCCTTTCCTTCGGAAGATATTTTATTCATTGCTGGTGACATCTATGAATGGCAAATGTTAGATGAGGTTTCTGCTACTGCTTTTTATGTTGGTCAGTTAGATGAGGGTCTACATGCAACTAATGTTCTCCTTACTAAATTGGATAAGATTCCTGAGTCGGAACATGATAGGATTCGATCCAATAAAAATATGTACGAAGACGCAATAAAACAACGTGAACAAGCAATATCAAACCATTCTCAAAAGAGAAAAGAGTTACTAGAGAAGTATAATCTCGAAAATAAAGTGAAAACTGATAACAAACAGAAGAGTTATGCTAAGGCTAGAAAAGAAAGAAATAAGAAAAAGAAAAAAGCTAAAGCATAAATAGGTAAAGGAGATTTCTTATGGCGGCCGCCAACTACGATATTCAAGTTGATCAGGGTAGTACATTTATTTTCAATGTTTCATATCTAAATTCTTCTGAATCTGTGGTGGATTTGTCTGACTATTCTGCATCTATGCAGGTTAGGAAATCAATTTTCACTGATAAGATTTTAGTTTCTGCCACAGGAAATACTTCTGGTGGTTCTATAATTGGTGGTGGATCCACTGGTTATTTTATAACCGGGACGGGATCTAATACCGAAGGAATTGGTGGTGTATATCTTAATGCCTCCACTGGTGGTGTTACTGGTTCTGGGTCAAATACTGGTGGGATATACATCAACATTGATGCAACTACAATGAAAAATATTCCAAGTGGATCTCACTTTTATGATCTTGAATTGACGAGTGGGTTGGAAGTAACTAGAATACTTGAAGGTAGATTCGAAGTTGGATCGGAGATAACTCGATGAATGCTGTTAAAATTACAAAAACGGAGTTTGTTGCTAGAAAAACTTCGGAAAAAAATAGAATCAAAGTAGTCGAAAAGACAAAGACTTTGGAACTTAAGACCAATTAACTATTGACACAATTGAATATTGTGGTATAATGTACTTTGTAAGTGAGGTAATTAATATGAGTGATACTATGAAAATTCACAAGTTGTATTCTAACGTTATTCAGATGAGACACAGCACCGAAGAGTCTGCGTGTTTTGATATCCATGCACACATGCGTGGACCGGTGGTAAGTGAAGATCGCCCGGTGGAGATCAGAAGTGTTAGGTGGTTCAATTCTTATAATGAATTGCATGAAACTACACCCGAAGTTACATTTGAAAGTGACAATCCTGTTACTACATTTGAACTTGGTCCACACTGTAGGGCATTAATCCCAACGGGTATGATTATGGAAATCCCCACAGGTTCTTCTGGTAGGATTCATCCTAGATCTGGGATTGCTTGGAAGAATGGGGTGACACTCATTAACGCAGAAGGTGTTATAGATTCTGATTATAGAAATGAAGTATTCGTCCCACTGATCAATACCACGGACATTCCCTTCAAGATTAGACATGGGGATAGAATTGCACAGATTGAAATCATTAAACCATTTTCGGCCGTGAATTATATCACATACACTGAAGCCAAAGTAAAAACAAAAACAAATCGCAAGGGTGGTTTTGGATCAACTGGGGTTTAGTGTGAAAATACGAACACATACATTTATACTATATGATCCAGATACAGGTGAAGTACAAGATAGATTTGACGCATATTGTAAAGCGGTGGATCACTTGCCAGATGATAATCAAACACCGAGAATTGTACTAAAACATGTGGATGGAATATTGGATAATAATTTATACTTTAACAATAGTGTAGATATTTGTAGAGAAGATTGTTATATTAATCCCACCTCAAAAGATAAACTTAAAATAAAAAAGGGTGCGGAGGAGGAGTTTGATTTTTTTATGAAAAACGGATACCACAAGACAGGAACAAGTAATGACTAGAGATGAACTACTAAAATATCACGACGAACTCTGCACTGCTGCCAGAGAATTGATGAACCTTAAGAACCGAGACTATGCTGGAAATGAAGGCACCGAACCATTTGCTAATTTCACACGATGTGAAGCGATGGGTATTTGTGATACCGAGGCTGGATTCATGGTTCGTGTGACTGACAAGATGAGTCGCTTGAGTTCTTTCCTTCGTTCTGGTAAGATGCACGTTGAAGACGAAAGTTTTTATGACACCATCGTGGATGTCATTAATTACATGGTTCTTCTTGGTGCATATGTTAAGGACAAGGAAAACCAAGAAGAGGAACCCACACTGTGGGATAACTTGAATGAGACAAATACCTTTGAAGGTACAGTATACACAGAAACTCACTGATGGATAAACTCTTTTACACAAACGTATCTCGGAGGGGTGATGATATCCTCCTCCGGGGTATCAATAACGGGGAATCTTTTTCCCGTAGGGTGAAGTTCAACCCTACTCTTTTTGTCCCGTCGAACAAGGAGAGTAAGTATAAGACTCTGGACGGAACATCGGTATCACCCGTACACCCCGGTACAATGAGAGAGTGTCGAGAGTTCATTCAAAAGTACACTGGTATTCAGGGGTTTGATGTCTACGGCAACACCGATTATATCTACCAGTTTATCGGCAAGATTCACCCCGGTGAGGTTGAGTACGATTTCTCTCAACTAAAGATTGCCTATATCGATATCGAAACTACATGCGAACTTGGTTTCCCCAACGTGGACGATCCGCAGGAGGAGATCAATGCAATCACCATGATCATCGGTGACAACCAGTATGTACTTGGTCTTGGTGAGTTTGATGACATCGATGGGGCAGAGTGTCATAGATTTTTCCGTGAAGAAGATCTCATTGATAAGTTCCTTGATATCTGGGAACACGAATGTCCCGACATCGTTAGTGGTTGGAACGTTAGGTTCTTCGATATTCCATATCTCTACAGTAGAATCTCATCAGTCCGTGGAACGTCACAGGCGAAGAGGATGTCTCCGTGGAGGATGGTTCAGGAGAAGACCATCAATCGAATGAACCGAGAACAGACTGCGTATGATCTTGTTGGTATCTCAACGTTAGACTACTACGAACTGTACTTGACATTTACATACACAAACCAAGAATCATATCGACTAGATCATATCGCAAACATTGAACTCGGTGAGAGTAAATTGTCCTACGATGAGTTCGAGAACATGGCAGAGTTCTACAAGAAAGACTTTGACAAGTTTGTTCGATACAATCACAAAGATACAGAGTTGATTGTTCGACTAGAAGAGAAGATGAAGTTGATGGAACTCGCAGTTGCTCTTGCCTATTCGGCCAAGGTCAACTTCGTTGATGTGTACTCTCAGGTTCGAACTTGGGATCAGATCATCTACCACTATCTTTCGGAACAGAACATTGTGATTCCCATGAAGTCTGGCAGCAAGAAGGACGAACAGTATGCCGGTGCATACGTCAAGGATCCAATTGTGGGTCGTCACGAATGGGTTGTCTCTTTTGACTTGAACAGTCTGTATCCCCACCTGATCATGCAGTACAACATCAGTCCCGAGACAAAAATTCAAGATGAAAAAGATCATACGATCACCCCGAACTCGATTTTGAATGGCAAGATTCCCCCCGAAACTAAGTACTCTCTTGCTGCAAACGGAACTTGTTACACCAAAGATCGTCAGGGGTTTCTGCCTGCACTGATGGAGAAGATGTACAAAGAACGTAAGATGTACAAGAAGATGATGATCGAAGCTGAAAAGAGAAAACAAGAAAGTCCGGATGATCGGTCTATCGACTTCGAGATCTCTAAGTACCACAATTTCCAACAGGTTCGTAAGATTCAATTGAACTCTGCTTATGGTGCGATTGGTAACGAGTGGTTCCGATACTTCGATGTTGGTATGGCCGAAGCTATCACCCTGTCCGGTCAGTTGTCTATTCGTTGGATTCAGGAATCGTTGAACAAGTATTTCAACGAGACCTTGGAGACCGATGGGGTAGACTATATCATTGCGAGTGATACCGACAGTGTTTACATTCGTCTTGGTGATTTGGTTAAGAAGAAGTGTGACACCGATAATGTGGTTGACTACTTGGACGATTACTCCACGAATACTCTGGAACCATTCATCGAAGAGGAATATGGCAAACTAGCAGAACTGATGAACGCATACCAGAACAAGATGGTGATGGGTCGGGAAGTTATTGCTGACTGTGGTATCTGGACTGCGAAGAAGCGGTACATGTTGAATGTGTGGGACAGTGAAGGTGTTCGTTATAAGAAACCCAAACTCAAGATCATGGGTATCGAAACGACTAGAAGTTCTACACCACAAGTGGTTCGTGAATGGTTGAAGAAATCTATCTCTATCATTTTGACCGGAACCGAGTCGGAGATGATTCGATTCGTTGATGAGAAGAGGAGAGAGTTCAATGGCTTGGACGTTGAGGATATTGCCTTCCCCCGTGGTGTTAGTAATCTCGACAAGTACCGTGACCACTCCGGCATTTATCGTAAGAGTACACCTATCGCCGTGAAGGGTGCGTTGATTTACAACCACTTCGTGAAGGAGAAGGGACTGGATCGAAAGTACAATCTGATCAATGATGGTGAGAAGGTGAAGTTTGTCATGTTGAAGAGACAGAACCCTATCGCTGGACCGAAGGGGGATCAGGTCATCTCCTTTCCAAACAGACTTCCTCTAGAACTTGGATTACAGAAATATGTTGATTACGACAAACAGTTTGAGAAGAGTTTTCTTGATCCTCTTACTTCTATACTAGATACTGTTAGGTGGAGAACAGAACAAGTCTCCACACTTGAAGGGTTATTTTCATGATGAAGAACTTAATTATTATACCAACTCTTGATCGATCCGTTGAACTTAACCGGTGCATCGATAGTATTAAAAAGAACTCTACATGTTCCGACATCGTAGTGGCTGTTGATGTGGATCAGGTAGATAAATTTGACAGACGATCTGATGTCTACTGGAGAATCTTTGATACCAATAAGACTGCTATTGAAAAGATAAACACAGTAGCAATGGACAACATAGACAAGTATGATTTTATCACATTCGTTGGTGATGATTGTGTTGTCACCACGGAGGACTGGGATGGAAAGTTATGTTCTGTCATAGAAAAAGATTTCCATGGCATGGGTATGGTTTCACCGGGTGAACCTGAGTGGGGTAGACAAGACGATCTGCCTCTACACTGGATGGTAAGTTCTAATATGATTCGTGCCATCGGTTATTTTGTTAACACGATCTTCAACCACAATTATGTGGATAATGATTTACACCAGTACGCCATGTCAATTCAGTCTTATAGAAAAGTTCGTGATGTGATTGTGGAACATCATCATCCGAATCATGGTAAGTCCGAAGTGGACAAGACCTATGAGATGGGCGAGAGAACTTGGAAAGATATTGACGAACAGACATACAATGAGTATCTTGTTTCGGAAGATAGAGCCGAACGTTCTAAAAGATTATATCAAGAAAAGTTGAATAATGACTTGAAGATTCACAATTGTTTTGATACAATATACTGCATAAACCTGAGTCGTAGGTTGGATCGAAGGCAAGAGATGGAACGAAAATTCAAAGAGGTAGATATGAAAGTTGAATTCTTTGAAGCTATTGATGGTTCCACATTTCCGTCCTTCCATAAACTACAGAGTGATGGTTATTTTGGATCTTTGATGTCACACCTTTCTGCCTATAAAAAGTCACTTGATGCTGGTCATGATAAGATCATGGTTATCGAAGATGATCTAAAGGTAAACAAAGATATTCATCGTGCTTGGTTTGAACTAACCCAACACATTCCTAATGACTGGGGTATGATCTATTTTTCTTATATACCTTTGTCCGAGGATCATCAGATGTGGAACTACAATCTAATTAATGATAAGTTTGTTTCTGGTGGTGTGTGTAATGGTGTGTTTGAGGCACAAAATCTTTTTAGTTTGATGGGGTACTGTATCAACGGAAAGATGATGGAAACTATTATAGAAACTTATAAAGAAATTGGTCCGACCGAAGAGTTGGACAACATGATTACTTCTAGATTACAGAAGAATGATGAGTATAAAATTTACGCAGTATCACCTCAACTGTTTGTTGGTACTGATACTATGTCCGATGGGACGAATACATATTTAGAGGTAGAACAAAGATCTACAGATTCTAGGTGTCTTGAGCATAACACATTTATATAAAGGAGAATTATTATGACAACAGACGAAAAGAATATTCAAATTGTACGACTTATGAGTGGCGAGGAACTCATTTGTAATCTCACCGTTGACGGTGATAACTACACCCTCGAAACCCCCTGTATCGTTCTTCCCACGGGACAGAACAATATTGGACTTGCTCCTTGGATTCCCTACGCCGATTACGGTGGTAAGGTAACTCTGGGTGAGAAGGTTGTTGCCTTTGTTGTTGCACCCCACGAAGATCTTGCGAAGGAATACAAGAGAGTCACGACCGGTGGTCCTGAACTCGTCGTTCCTAACAAGGAAGTCGTTGGTGCAATTGGCGGTCCTGTAGGGACCGTATAATCTGGAGAGAATATGAGTTTTTTGAAAGACCTGATCAAAGAATCAGGAAATGATTATGCAAGTATTGCCGATGATGGCATTGACGGATCAGATGTCCGTGGTTATATTGACACTGGTTCTTATAGCTTCAATGGTTTGGTTAGCGGAAGTCTACGAGGCGGCATCCCCGACAATAAGATTATTGCTATCGCGGGTGAATCCGCTACTGGCAAGACTTATTTTGCACTCGGTATTGTTCATCGCTTCCTTCGGGATAATCCTGATGGTGTTGTACTTTATTTCGATACTGAACAAGCGATAACGTCTGACATGATTAGGGACAGGGGCATCGATCCTTCTAGGATCGGTGTCATGCCTGTCGCTACCGTCGAGGAGTTTCGACATCAGGCCATCACTGTGGTTGACAAGTATCTTGAGCAACCCAAGAGTGAAAAGAAACCAATGATGATCGTTCTCGATTCTCTTGGTATGCTTTCCACGGAGAAAGAGATGTCTGATACGGCTGATGGGAAGACTACCCGTGATATGACTCGAGCTCAGATCGTCAAGGCCACGTTCCGTGTCCTGACTCTGAAGTTGGGCAAGGCGGGTATTCCTCTCATCATGACCAATCACACATACGATGTTGTGGGATCTATGTTTCCACAGAAGACTATGGGTGGTGGTTCTGGCCTGAAGTATGCCGCTTCTACCATTGTGTATCTTTCAAAGAAGAAGGTGAAGGAAGGAACCGATGTGATCGGTAATATCATTCACTGTAAACTCTTCAAGTCTCGACTTACTAAAGAGAATGCAATGGTTGACGTTCTCTTGACTTATGATTCGGGACTACATCCGTACTATGGTTTGGTTGACATTGCACTGAAACATGGTATAATCAAGAAGAATTCTACAAGACTAGAATTCCCAGACGGTTCAAAGGCATTTGAAAAGACAGTGTACCGAGAACCCGAAAAGTATTTTACACAGGACATTATGGATCAGCTTGAAATTGCTGTTGCGAAAGAGTTCAAGTATGGAAAACCGGAAGAAGAAACTGAAGTACAAACTGATTCCGTGGGAGAGTGATCGATATGCCGTAAAGGTAACTGGAGGGCGATACAAAGGTATCGTCTTCCTACCCGGAAAGGTGCAGTTTCAAGAGAATGATTCTCAAGAGACTGCAACTTTCCGTTTCGATTACAATGTTATAGAGAATCCTAAAAATCGTGAGATCGATAAGAGAATGGAATCTTTTATTGGTGATGTTATTATAGAACTTCTTGATAAAGAACTTGAAAGACAAGACAATGAACGTATCCAACTTGACGGTGGAGAAACTAGTATTGAGCAACATTCTTCACAATGAAGAATATACTAGGAAGGTAATTCCTTTTGTTCAACCTGAATTTTTCCATGACGTTAACGAAAAGAAAATATACAATCACATAAGAGAGTATATTCAAAATTATAACAACAGGCCCACTAAAGAGGCATTGGTAATTTCTTTGAGTGAAGACTCGGCGATTATTGGTGATGGGTTTCAAAAGTGTTGTGAGATTGTAAACGAATGTACCGAGTCGTATACAGAGAACGATCCAAAGTGGTTACTAGATATCACCGAGGAATTCTGTAAGGACAAGGCAGTTTATAATGCTATTATGGAATCCATTCACATCATCGATGGTAAGTCCAAAGATAAAACTCAGAACGCGATTCCAGAAATTCTATCCGATGCTCTGTCTGTATCTTTCGATACACACATCGGACATGATTATCTTGAAGATGCAGATGATAGGTATGACTTTTACCACCGAGTTGAGTCTAGAATCCCATTCGACTTAGAGTTTTTCAATACAATCACCAATGGTGGTGTTCCCAAGAAGACTCTGAATATTTGTCTTGCTGGTACGGGGGTTGGTAAATCTCTGTACATGTGTCATCATGCTGCTAACTGTGTTACGCAGGGATTGAATGTCCTTTACATCACATGTGAGATGGCTGAAGAGAGGATTGCAGAACGTATCGATGCAAATCTCATGGACATTCAGTTGGATGATCTTCGTCAACTCCCAAAGATGTCTTATGATAAGAAGATTGAACGACTACAGAGTGAGGTGAAGGGTAAGTTTATCATCAAAGAATACCCAACTGCTACTGCTAACGTAACTCACTTCAGACATCTTATGGATGAACTAAGATTGAAGAAGGATTTTATTCCTGATGTTGTGTTCATCGACTACCTGAACATCTGTGCCAGTTCTAGATATAAGAACAATGGAATGGTGAACTCTTACACCTATATTAAGGCAATCGCTGAAGAGTTGCGTGGTATGGCTGTTGAATATGACATTCCAATCTTCAGTGCAACACAGACAAACCGAACTGGATTCGTTAGTACGGATGTTGGTTTGGAAGATACGTCAGAATCTTTTGGTTTGCCTGCAACTGCTGACTTTATGTTTGCTCTCATTGCTACCGATGATCTCGATGATATGGGTGTTGTGATGGTGAAACAACTTAAAAATAGATATAATGACGCGGCCGCGAATCGGAAGTTTTTAATTGGGATAAATAGATCGAAGATGAAACTTTTTGATGCGGAGGACAGTGTTCAGTCCTCACTTGTGCAGACAAATCAAACCGAACAGAAAAAGAATGGTTCGGGTTTCGATGGATCTAACTTTGATGAAAAGTTTTTATCAGGAGAAAAGAGTACAGACTTTACTAGTTGGAACATTTAATGGCAGATAAAACAAACGAAGAGATCGTTTTAGAAACATTGGGTGAAGAGTTGTCTAGTGACTCTACATCTGATGTTTTTACTTTTTTAACTAATCTCAGTGGTGAAATAGATTCTAGTGCTTTAGCTGCGGGACAGACAGAAGTTCAGAAAAGAGTTGACTCTTTAGTAACTACACTGTTAGATATATCCAAATCTGCCGAATTGGAAGATGTTCCTACTAACCTACCAACTGTTAGTTTAGATGATGTTGGAACCGGAAGTTTGGTGCAAGTAGACACACCAATAGATCTAACTCCGGTAAGGACAGAAACTATAGAAAAAACTATAGTACAAAGAGAAATTACTGTCTCTTCTGATCAAGTTGACAAGCAAACTGTAAATGAAATTGACTTTGATAAGAGTGATTTTACAGCAACCAGAGAAGGAGATGTCCTTACAGTTTCTTTGAAGGGTGAACTCGGTGCCGTTGCTTATGTTTCTTCTGCGGACCCGTCGTTGACTGAGGCGGTTAAGTCTGGAGAGTTCTGGTTTTGGACTCAAAAGGGAAAACTATATATTAGGTACGGTTCTTATTGGGTTCAACCACACCCAAATTGAGGTAGATAATGGATCTTTCTTTTCCTAATAACCCAGCCACAAACCAAACTCATACATTTGCCGGTAAAACGTGGAAATGGAATGGTACTGCTTGGGATGCTGTCCTTGAAGTTGGTGGTGGTGGAACAGGCACAGTAAGATATACCATTGGAATTGTTGCTCCATCCAATCCGGTCTCAGGTGATAAGTGGTTTAACACAACGGTTGGGTTGGAACTCACATACATTGAGGACAAGTGGGTAGCTGTTAACGCAGCTCAAGGTGACGAGTCTACTTGGTTGAGGACTGATGGTACTACAGAAACAGTTGGTGGGATACCCGCAGGCACAACTTTTTCATTGGGAACTAACTCGATTACGGTGTTGGAACAACTCTTATATCCATATCAGAGTGTAAGTTTTAGTGCTTTTAGTGATGGAATTGGTTCGAATAGAGAGGTCGGGAATACATTCCAAACCAATTCTACATTTGAGTGGACCGGATCTG